AGTGCTACTCTATGAAAATGAAGATAAATCGTTGTAAATTAGATAAAAACACCCAAAGAAAGCTTGTCGAGTTCTTTGTTGCTGAGGTAACAGCTAGAACTGCGGCCAATTTGCTGGATATTCAGCCTAATACTGCTGCACTATTTTATAGAAAAATACGTGAAATAATCATGTACCACCTTGACCAAACTGCTGATGATATTTTTGAGGGAGAGGTTGAGTTAGATGAAAGCTACTTTGGTGGCACTCGTAAGGGAAAGCGTGGGCGTGGTGCTGGTGGAAAAGTGGCTGTATTTGGTATACTAAAGCTCGGTGGTATGGTTTATGTAAAGGTTGTCCCTGATACCAAGTCTGATACATTAATGCCTGTTATTACACGTAAAGTAGCGCCTGATAGTGTGGTTTATACTGATAGCTATCGAAGCTACAATGTGCTTGATGTTAATTGTTTTTATCATGAGCGAATTAACCATTCTAAAGATTTTGCAAAAGGTCGAAATCATATTAATGGTGTAGAAAATTTCTGGAATCAAGCTAAACGCATCCTAAGGAAGTACAATGGGATTGACCGAAATGCCTTTCCATTGTTTATTAAAGAATGTGAGTTTAGATTTAACTATGGGAGTCCAAAACAACAGCTCGAAATACTGTTGGATTGGACGGGTATTTGACCTTATCTACTACAGCCCCTTACTTAATAATGAAATTACTAAATTTGTAGGAGAGGCTGGTAAAGGAAGCGGGGCAGCACAGGCTTTATCAGGATCGATTCAGTTATTAGCAAATAATTTGAATTTAATTGCAGACAGTGCATTTGCCATTGGTATTGGCTTAATGACAAAAGCTGTTTTAACAAAAACGGTTGCTGTACAAGCGAGTATTGCTGCGTCAACCAAACAAGTGTTTGCCACAATTGCTGAACGTAATGCAAATATTGCAGCAGCAAAAGCTGAAGTGGAATCTGCGCTTGCCGAAGCACAAAGTACGCAGGTGACACTAACGAACATCAAAGCTACTCATGCTCAGATCATGGCAGAAATAGAACTCGAAAAAGTTCGTTTAAAAGCCCAAATCACTGAACAAGGTCGCACGGCTACCATCACACGAATGGCTCAGCTAGGACGATTACAAGCTCAAGTTGCGTTGGAGGTTGCTGCCGCAGAAACAGCTCAATCAGCATCATCTGCAAGATTATCAGCAGCCTTAACAGCGCAATCTGTTGCTACTAGCCGTTTAGCTTTAGCAAAGTCAGCGCTTATGGCGATTTTTAGCCCAATGGGTTTAGCAATTGCAGCAACAGCCGCATCTTTCTATCTACTAAGCAGCAGTTCGGATGAAGTCAAAGAGTCTCTTGCAACACAATCTGACTCGGTTAGTGATTTAACAGATAAGTACATAAAGTTAAATACTGTGCAAGCATTAACAGAGGGTGTGCGGTTACGCAAAGAGATTGAGCAGCAAAATGATGCAATTGATGATGCTAGTGGAGCTATCAAACGTTTTGCTTATATCCAAAAGGAATTATTTAAATTATCTGGCAGTGATTATGAAGATTATCAAAATGCCATTAAGTCTATTGCTACAGGTGCAAGCGATGCAGGTGATCTCTTAAAAAAGATGATTTCATCTGGTCGTTTTAGTCAGACTCAAATTGATAAACTTATTGAGTTCTCTAGTGCAGTAGCAGAATCAAAAAATAAGATTGAGCAGGGTAATACTGCTCTAAAACTCTTAAATGCTACTTCTGGACAACATGTTGAGGTAACGGCCAAATCAATTAAGCAATTAACAATTCAAACAAACTTAACAAAAGTAGCTACTCAAAATTTCACTGACATGAAAACACAAATGCTTGATTCACTAAGAGCACAAGTGGAATTCATTCGGTTAAATGGTGGTAGTGAAGAACAAGTTAAATCGTTGAGTAAGGTAATTCAGGCATATTCTTTAAATCAAATTTCAGCAACTGATGCTGTGAGTAAGTTCAACAGTACCGCCAAAGTTCCGGTTGATAACATTAAGAAATTGCAAGAATATGCCATTAAAACGGATCAGTCTAAAATTGCGTTAAATCAGGCTAATGCTGAGCTGAAGAAACAAAACGACTTGCGTAATGAGTACCTAAAACAACATCAAACTGTACTTGGTGCTCAACAAGGAGAAACAAATGAATTAAATAACCAAGTCGCTGCACAAGAAAAGCTTAATAAATTACGAGACAATGCCAACAAAGATAATCTGAAAAATGATTTTCTTATAAAAAACACTAAGGCATTTGGTGGTGGCGAAAAGGGTCTTGATAAGGCGCGTGCGGCATCAGAGTTTTATACCGACAATAAAATTCCGATGACTAGAAGTTTAACTGGTCAGGAATATGCAATTTTTGAGGCTTGGTATAAGAAGCAGAAGGAAGTCAAGGACTTACAAGAAAGTATTACCGAATCTAGCAGAAAGCAAACAAAAGAGGTTGAAAAACAAACCAAAGAGTCTGCCAAACAAGCTGTTCTACTTGCGGGGAATAATGAGCGAGTGAGAAATATGCTTCGGGTTTACCAATCCTTCCGTAATGCAGGCTTAGGCGATAAACAAGCTCGTGTAATGACAGCTCAAGTTGGACGAGAGACTGATTTTAGAAATGAGGCAATGTTTGGTAGTCACAAAGATGCCAATAATGGTTATACCAACACAGGATTTTTATCATGGCAAAAAAGTCGCTCAACTAAATTAATGCAGTCTTTACAAGGGCAAGGAGTCTTGGATAAAAACGGTAAAATCCAGCAAACTCAAGATGCATTGGATGCAATGGCTAAACATGCTGTGCAAGAGGCGATGACCGATAAAAGTTATAGTAAATCTAAAGCAGCTCTTCTTAATGACGATTTAGACTATCGAAGTTTAGAGAGAATCGTTGCCAAAAATTTTGTTGGCTGGGACTATGACGGGAAAAAGCTTGGCAAAGCTAAAGCTTCACAGCATTTAGCCAAACAAGACTCTTACTATAATCAGCTTAGTAAAATTTTAGGGGATAACCCCGAAGCAGCCTCAAAAGCAATCGGCGATCTTTCAAAGTTTGAAGATGAAGCATATAAGGCACGTGCTAAAACTCTTGAGGAAGTTAAGCAGCTACAGGCAACATATGACTCAGAAACAGTTGCTAGAAGCAAAAAACGTGAGGAGGAAATCAACAAAGCAACCATTTTAGGTCAATCAAATTTAATCCCAAAAATTAATGAGCGTTATGATGCTGAAGACAAGTTAGCTCAGAAGCAATTTGATTTTGAAGTAAATGGTTATAAGTGGACTGAAGAACAAAAGCTTGATTACACATATGAAACTAATTCTTTGCGATTAGTTGCTGAAGGCAAACTCTCTGAAGATCAAAGAAAGGTTGCTTTAGATGGCCTGAAATTGCAAAAGCAGCAAGAGTTAGGATTACTAAAACTTGCTCAAGAGCAACGTTTGTTTCAGGCTGAGCAATTCATGCTGGGAGAAATGGAGCGTATCAAAAAACGTTATGCTCTTGAGTATGATGAAATATCAAAAATCACCGATCTTGAAGAGCGTAGAAGGAGGATGAGTGCATTTCAGGCTGATTTTATTCGTAATGGTGTGGGGAATCCAACAATTGATCAGTATGATACCTCTAGTCAGTTTCTTAAATCGACAAACTACACCAAGCCCAAGCAAACCAATATGCAAGTATTGGATGAAGATTACGCTCAAACTTATCAAAAGTTGAAAGATAATCTTGCGGCTGTTTTGGAGTCTGAAAAAGCTAGTTATCAGGAACGATTGGAGGCGGAGCGCGTATTCAAAGAAGCAAGACAGCAAATGGATAATGAGTACCACCTGAAGGCGATTGATGCAAGAAAAGCAGATCACGACAGTCAATTGCAGTTATACAGTCAGATGATTTCGTCTGCTTCAAGCACATGGGGAGGTTTAACTCAAATTGTTAAGGATGCGCGTGGTGAAAATTCACGCTCTTTTAAGGCAATGTTTATAGCTCAACAATCCTTTGCTATTGCTTCTGCGATTATCTCTGCTCATTTGGCAGCTACACAAGTAGCTGCTGATGCAACGATCCCTTTTTTTGGGGCAAAAATTGCGGCTTCAACCGCCATGCTTGCTATGGGATATGCAAATGCTGGTTTGATTGCCGGGCAAACAATAGCTGGATTCTCAGATGGTGGTTACACTGGATCTGGTGGAAAATATGAACCTGCAGGTATTGTCCACAAAGGCGAGGTGGTCTGGTCCCAAGAAGATATTCGCCGTTGGGGTGGTGTTGGGTTAGTTGAAAATATGCGTAAGAGTGCAAACCCTGAAGCATTTATCAATAATCATGCACAGAACAATACTTCAATAGAGAATGTTTTTAACCGTTCTCTTTTGAGTTCAAAAGCATTTAATGACAACAAGTCGATTTCAAACATATCTAACCTTTCTAATTCAAAAGTTCTAAATAGTAATGTTTCAAACAGTACCGTGCAGAATGCTGAGAAAGAATTGCTGAAAGAAGTTTCTATCTTCAAAGACAATGGTTTTGCAGATGGAGGATATACAGGCAAAGGTAAGAAATATGAGATTGCTGGTGCCGTGCATAAAGGAGAAATTGTTTGGTCCCAAGATGATATTAAAAAATGGGGTGGTGTTGATAAAGTTGAACAGATGAGAAGGGCGACAAGTCCAGAATCATTTGTTTCTAACTATGCTCAAAACCATACCACTTTTGAGAGTATCTTGAATCGGGCCAATCAGAGCTCTAGGATTTTTAACCAGAGCAAAGAAATCTCGAACATCTTTAATAAATCTGTTCAAGATGATCAGATTATTTATAAGGGCAATGGCAACGTGCCTACTTCAGCAACTTCTGATCTATACCACGATGGCAAGGTCTACTTCTCATCCAATGGTTTAGTTCAGGATCGTTCAAATCTGGATGATGTTCAGGATTTTACTTTAGGACGTACTTCACGCCCTCAAGCTGAGATTATGCCTTCAATTGAACCTTCTACACCGACAATCAATTTCAAAATTGAAGTGATTAATCAGGTGAGTGGAGCGACAGTTGAAGCTGAACAACTGGATGAGCAAACAGTCCGGATCATTGTTACAGATGAACTGGATAAGCAGCTTCCAAGAAAGGTACCGAAACTTGTAAGTGACCAAATCGCAAATCCAAACTCAACCATTAGTCGGTCTTTGACTGAGAATACGACAGCAAGACGGAATCGTTAATCAATAAAACCACCTTTCGGGGTGGTTTTGTTTATTCAATAATTCTTATTGTAAAATAAATTATTGAAAAGTCTTAGATTTAATCATAGACTTAATTTTAAGACTTTAATGAAACATTCTATACCTAAAGTAACTTTATGAAGTTTTTATCTAAAGAAAGAAGAAAATATTTAGCAAGACTAAAATATTTCCGTGAAATGCCCATTCGAAAAAAGAATGCTTTAATAGCTCGTAAAAAATATTTGAAAAAAAATACCAAGATTAAAGAAATTGAGAAAGTTATTATTGACTTGCAACTTCCTAGTCATATCAATATTCTGAATCCTAAAGCTAGGAAAAGATTAAGAAAAATAACAAAAAGATTTCGAGATTATTATCATCGTAATGATGTATGCTTAAGGTTAGACTTTAAGAATACAAAGAAAATGTACTCAGATGGTACTCTTTATCTGCTAGCAGAATTAGAAACACTCACACTAATAAATCAAGCTATAACTTTCAAAATTGTGCCGTCTGATGAAAAAATTGTTAATCAAGTACTTGAACAAACAGGAATTCTTAAACTTTTAAAACAAAAGCTTAAATTTGATGATGATGAGTTTGATGAGTCTGTAAGATATTGGAACTATGCGAGTGGACACAATTCCGAAATTGATTCTGCAGATTCAATGTTAGATGACTTTAATGAAATTCTTTCTGAGGATACTAGTAAAAATATTTTTACATCTTTAACTGAAGCATTAACAAATTGTCATCATCATGCATATCAAGAAAAAAGATATCCTAATGAGACTAAAAGTATAAAAAAATGGTGGCTTTTCTCTCAAGAATTGGATGGACTACTAACAGTATGTGTATGTGACTTAGGGATAGGTATCCCCCGGTCTTTAATAAGAAACACTGAAAATGTAAAAGAGGATTGGTTTACACGATTAAAAGACTTTATTACCGAAAATAGAACTAAATATGATAAAGATAGTGCTGCTATCAAGGCTGCTATTGAAATAGGTAATACTCGAACCAACCTTCCTAATAGAGGTAAAGGTTTAAACCAAATTATAAACAAGATTAATACAATGTGCGGACATAAGGCATCAATTGCAATTCACAGTAACAAAGGTTCATATATAATTAATAGAGGGTTCATGACGGATTTGCCTATTACTGATATCATTAATGGTGTGGCTATTCCTTATAGTGAATCTATAGATGGTACCCTTATTTTATGGCAAATACCTTTGGATAAGCAAAAAGTTGATGAAGCTTTGGTAAAGTCAGATGAGTAAAAGTGTTATGAAAATTAATGTAGCTAAGGATTTTTCAAAGAATCCTTCTGGTCGTTATATTGACGATGGAAAAACTTCAGGTGAAGTATTCCTAAAAAATATACTTTTACCTGCTGTTAGAACTCATGACATTGTTGAAATTAACTTTGATGGCGTAAGAGGTTATGGCTCTTCCTTTTTGGAAGAAGCATTTGGTGGTTTTATTCGTGAAACTAAAATGTCTCTTGTAGAGTTTTTTAATAAGGTTAAGATCATTACTCAAGATCCTTTATTAGAACAAGAAATTAAAGGATATCTTGAAGAAGAAGTTCATCGATTAAGTGTTTAAATGATTAGATGTCAAACATTGTTAAAGATATAATTTTACCATTATTACCTTCTGCCTTAACAATCATTGGATGGTGGATTGTAGGTACAAGAGATAGTAAATCAAAAAAAAATGCTATTCATAATAAGAGAGTAGAAGCAGCTACAGATTTGATAGATAGAATATTAGTTGATGCCAAAATATTTTATTCACAATCGGGCAGTGCCCTTGAGTCTAAAAATATGCGGTCTTCAATTATTAGTAATTTTAAAAAATTGAGTTCAATTATTAATTTACTATCAAATGAGTTAAGTGCTACTGATAAACATTCATTAGCTGTAGCTTTTATTGAATATAAGAAGATTGTTACGGGTGGGGAGTTTGAAACTCTTTCAAGGTGTGCTATCCCTAGTTCTAATCAGTTCTATTCTGATATTGATAGTTTATATAACGAGATCTATATCGAATTAGAAAAAACATACAAATTTTAAATCAGTAATTTTTTTATCAGTTAATTAAATGAAACCCGCGAAAGCGGGTTTTTTATTGCCTAAAGGAAAGTTATGTACAAGTTAAAGCTAAATCCTCAGACCAGCGGCTATGGCGTAACACCGGGTGATGATGTGAAACGTCAGCAAATGGATGGTGGGCGTGGTCGCTATTACATCGATGTGAAGCGTAATAGCCATATTGTTGATGTGAACTGGAATTTAAGTAAAACCGATTTCAATAAAATGATGGCATTCTGGCGGATCTACCAGAATAAGCCAGCTTCATTTTATGCGGATCTGGTGATTGATCAGGGAACACGTCAGCAATATCAATGTAATTTCATTCCGAACTCGTTCAAGACCAATGAAGTGAACGGCAACCTTTACCGGGTAAATGCTCAGCTCGAAGTTGTTCAAAACCAGCCTAACCTTGCTGCAGATATAGCATTAATTAAAGATTGGGAGGTCTAATGGATAACGAATATGCCAAATTCTTTTTCAATCGAAAAGTTGATGTTTATCAACTGGAATGTATTGAACTCTCACACCCTTCTTTTATGAATACTTACCGGGTAGTCCGTAATGATGATCGTGGGGTGTATGTTCAGCACAATGAAGGTGAAGGGCAGGTGCTTTATGAATACCTGCCTATGACAATTCAAAGATCCGGAATGCTGGGCGATCTAGACCAGACTTTAACAGTCTCTATTTCAGGTCTTGGTGATATTTTGCCAGATGAGTTTGAACGGGTAATAGAAGGTCAATTTCCGGATGTAAAACCAACAGTTAATTATCGGCTTTATAGTTCAGATAATTTAAATACACCGATGCATTATCTGCTTGGCTTACAACTCGCCGGTGTTTCAATGAACCATAAAGCTGTGACGTTCAAAGCTGAATCTCCACGATTAAATACCGCTAAAACTGGAGATATCTTTGCACTAGACCGCTTTACTGGTCTCAAGGGGGCTATATGAAAAGTCATGATCATTTGCTTGATAGACAATATGACGAGGAAAACTACAACTGTGTTCATTTTGCTCATGAAGCTGCATTGGATCTATATGGAATAGACCGGGCGGAAGCACTTGAATTGTTTATGAAGCCTATTAAAGAAAAGGTATTTCTACCATCAAGGTTAAAACTTTTAAATCCACTGCCCATGCCCAAGGAAGGCTGCATAGTCGCCTTTCACTCGAGATACCGAAACAAGCCCCCACATGTGGGGCTTTTTCGTTTGGGCCGTGTTCTACATTTGATGGAAGGCGGAGTTACTTTTTTATCCGAAGAAGTGATCAAGGCAATGGGTTTTAGTCGGGTCAGTTACTATGATTAAGATTATTTATAAAAAAGATGCTTTGTCTGAAGAAAAGACGATTGAGCAGGCTCAAACCATCGGACAATGGCTTACTTCAAAATATGATTATATGCCTGAACATGTCCGTATTTTCCATACGACAAGTAATATGGATCATGCAGAAATTTCATTTGCGAATGAAGTCACGCCGAAGAATGCATATGAATTAAAGCAGCTCGATTTCTTGCCAGGCACTTTCATTGTAATTGAGAATCCCAAGGGTATAGACCCCATAACTCTAGCTTGGATAGCGGTTGCTTCTATAGTTATGGGTGTGGCTGTTGCATTATTAATGCCTGTGCCCTCAATTACCCAAACCAACCAGAATAACAATCAATCCTCGTCTGCAAATAACGAATTATCAAACCGTGAAAATAAAACTCGCGTAAATGGTCGTATCGCAGATATTTATGGTGCCGCTCACGATACCCCTGATCTGATTACTGTGCCTTACAAGGTATATGAAAACAATGTCGAAGTAGAGCATGTAGTCGGTTGTATTGGTCGTGGTCACTATAAAATTAACGGTGCATATGACGGTGAAACCAATATTGTCGATATTGCCGGTGCATCAGTAGAAGTCTATCGACCAGGCGTTGATATTGTCTCGGGTGAGCCATATTTTTCGCTTGGTACCGAAATTACAACTCCACCCTTAACGGTTCAGCATCAAACTTCAGTTAATGGCCAAGTTTTACGTCCTGCAGATACACAGTCTTTAGAAGGTACTAACTATCTTCACTTTGCCTATCCAAACGAGATCCTTCGGGCAGCGGCGAACAACACAGATTTAACCACTAAGTTTGTAAGTAATGACCGCGTAGAAATCACCAATGCCTCATTCACGTTTAACGGCCAGACTTATGATTTAAACGGCACTTACAGCGTTCTATCGGTAGCTGATGATCGAATGACGTTATCAAATCCGGCGGCCGTTAATGCAAACTGGTTAAAGCTTAAAGAGTTAAGTACCCAGCAAACAGCAGCTTTGTCACCAAAGATCAGTTCAATAGGTGAAAAGTGGATTGGTCCATTCATTCTGGACAATGTTGAACGTAGTCGGGTGCTGTGTAATTTTGTGGCCACAAATGGACTTTATACCGTTTCTTCAGGTGGAAATCAGGGTGCTGTAAACGTCACGATTGAAGTTGAGGTAACACCGGTAAATGAATCTGGTGCAGCGATTGGTAATCCGATGCTGAAACAGATCATTTTGAAGGGTTCGGCAAAGTCACGTCAGACCGTTGGTGCAACACTTGATATGGTCACGTTTCAGGGGCGTTGTAGTGTCCGTGCACGCCGTTTAACACCAACACCGGCGGTTACAACGGTAGTAGATGAAGTAAAGTGGCAGGCGCTTTATGGTGCTTATCCTTTGCAAAGCACAACGTATGAGCATGAAACGGTTTTTCGTGCGCGTACTTATGCAACCACTGGAGCTTTATCTGTCAAGTCCCGTAAGATCAATTTTGATCTCCAGCGAATGTTGCCGATTTATAAAAACGGGGCAATGACAACAGAGCTATATCCAACGTCTAGCTTTGCTGATGCTTTGGTATCTATGGCACTGGACGACAAGATTGGCCGCCGTACGATCGACGAAATAGATCTGGAAAACATCTATCGGACTTATAACGATGTAGTTGATTATTTTGGTACGCCACTTGCGGCTGAGTTCTGTACCACTATTGATGATACAAACCTGTCTTTTGAAGAGCTGGTTACCAATCTTTGTGATGCCGTATTTTGTACCGCATATCGGCAAAACAATAAGCTCAAGCTTTATTTTGAACGTCCAACTGATAACTCGGTAATGCTGTTTAACTTCAGGAATATCATTCCGGATAGTTACAAGCATGACCTTACCTTTGGCGTGATGGATGACTACGATGGACTGATCTATGAATACACGGATCCGACCGACGATAGTCGTATCAATATCTATTTGCCAGACAAAGGAGCAAAGAACCCGAAAGAAGTGAAATCCGTTGGGGTGCGAAACAAGTGGCAAGCTCATTTTAATGCGTACCGGATCTGGAACAAGCTTCGGTTTCAACGTAAATCCATTACCTTTGATGCGGCGCCTGAGTCTGAATTGCTTGTGCTACGTGACCGTATTGCCGTAGCAGATTATCGCAATGGTATTCATCAAAGCGGGGAAGTGGTACAGCAAGAGGGTTTAATCCTCACCTTAAGCCATGATGTAGATTTCATTGCAGGCAAGAGCTATGTGATCTATCTGCAAATGGGGGATGGCACAGTGGACCTTATTCCTGTTACCGCTGGATCTGCCAAGAACAAGGTGGTTTTAGGCCGTTTACCGAACGGGGCCTTAAAGCTTAGTCCTGATGATTTTGTGAATACTATCTATACGGTGGTTAATGACGATACCAAAGGCTCATTGCCTTATCTGGTTGCAAAAAGAGAACCGGCTGACCAGTTCTCAAATACCATTACGGCAATTAACTATGATGAGCGCTATTACCTCAATGACAAGGATTTCATTGATGTGCCGGTAGATGATTCACCGATTTACATTCGATATGACCAGCTGGATATTAATCTGGCACGTTTATATCAGATGCAAAGAGGGGATTTGCCAACGACTGGAGAAATCAGTTTTGTAGTTGAAGCAGGTGCACTGGTTTCAAGTTCAAGTTCTTATCGACCGGAAACCAGATTTGTCTATAAATTCGACTATAAGTCTAGTCCTGCAAAACGAGAGTATATCGTTCCAGCTGCATCAGAATTACCTGCTATTGATACTGGTGAGTTCCCACCTGATCTCGTGGTAAATTTGACTATTAAAGGTGCTGTTGTTGGACGTGGTGGTGATGGCGGGTTGCCACATCTAGCTTACGGAGATTGGGAAAAAGATTCAGACTTCAATTTTACCAAAACCCGGCGTGATGGTTTTCAGGGAGCACCAGGTTTATTGAACCGGCACAGCAAACTAAACCTGATTATCGATGGAGGGACGTTAGCTCGAGGCGGCTCAGGTGGTGGAGCAACACCAAGTGGTATTTACACTGGATCATCTTATGGGGTTCAGGGAATTCCCGGTGGTGCTGGAGCACCATTTGGTCGGGTCATGACTGGCCAGCCGATTTCAAATGATTCACAAGATTATCGCCTCTATCTGGAGAGTTATTTATTGGTTATGAAAATCACTGATGCCGAAGCTTCGGCACCTGGTAAAGGTTACCGAACCCAAAATGAACGCTATGGCTCACCACTTTCTGGAGATGGTGGAAATTGGGGCGAACGCGGTACCAAATCAACAAATGATGGAACATGGAACTGGCAATACCATGGCACAACTGAAGGCCAGCCGGGGCCGGGGGGACCTGCAATTGTTGGGGTGGCACCTCTAACAACTCAATTGATTAATGGAGGGAAAATCTTACAAACCCTTTAAACCTTATAAGAACTTTGAGCACCCAATTCGGGTGCTTTTTTATTGTCTAAAAATATCTGGAGAAATTAATGGAACCAGTTTCCACTAGCGGTTTTACAGCACTTTTAAAATTATATGGGATTGCAATCATGGTGACTTTAGCAGTCGGTTTGGTTGCAGCAGTTGTATTAATGACACGTATGCCGCGCTCACCTCAAGAGTGGGCTGTAGGCTTGATCTGTACTGTTGTATCAAGTCTTGCTGGCGGTTCATTCATTATTGTGAAGTGGGGACTTCATGAATGGGTTACTGATGTATGGGGGATGATCGCACTTGGTGGATTCTTCTTTGTTTGTGGTTTACCCGGTTGGGCTTTAGTCCGATGGATCTTTAACTTCATTGATAAGCAGGAAGGTAAAACGATCGTTGAAGTGATCAAAGAGTTTAAGAAAGCCAGAAAAGACATTGAAAACAGCTAATGCCGCCTTCGGGCGGTTTTTTACATCTGAAGGAAACCGAAATGAACATTGAACAATATCTTGACGAGTTAATTAAGCGTGAGGGCGGGTACGTAAATAACCCAGCTGATCGGGGCGGTGCAACTAAGTATGGAATTACTGAAGCAGTTGCTCGAGCAAATGGATTCAAAGGTAATATGCGAGATTTACCTCTGGATGTGGCCAAAGCAATTTACCGCAAAAACTATTGGACAGCTCCACGATTTGACCAAGTAAATACTGTTAGTCCCATGGTAGCAGAAGAGCTTTTGGATACAGGTGTAAATTGTGGTACCAGTTTTGCAAAACCACTTTTACAACGAGCTTTGAACTTACTAAATAACCAAGGTAAAGCCGGATATGCAGATTTAGAGGTTGATGGTGTGTATGGGGCTGAAACTCTTGGAGCTCTTAAAACCTATCTGGCCAAACGCGGGAAAGAAGGCGAGAAAGTATTGGTGCGAGTGCTCAATATTATGCAAGGGCAACGTTACATTGAAATCTGTGAACGTAATAAAAGCCAGGAACAATTTTTCTACGGCTGGATCGCCAATCGAGTTGTGATATGAAAGTCTTTCATTGCAGACGTTCAAAGATAGCTTTCACAATTTCATTGCTGTGCATTCTATTTTCAGGATGCTCAGCTCATACGATCAATAACAATGTAAATGTAGGCATTTGTGTGAAAGCCCTCTGAGGAGGGCTTTTACAATTTATGCATTTTTTACATTACCTAACTGATTATTTTTACTAAAATAAATACATATTAAAATAGCAACTAATATTACTCCTGATGCTGCAAAACGGCTTAAGTCTAAACCTCCAGCGGAAAGGGGCTTATCTAGAAAGTCTCCAACTACAGCACCCAAAGGACGAGTTAAAATAAAAGTACTCCAGAATAAAAATGTTCGTGAAACAAAAGTGAATTTATACAAAAACACCATCAATAAAATGAGTGCTGAGAAAAGAGCAATCCCGCCACTATAGCCTAATCCAATCGTATCTGCTGACCAGTCACCAAGAGCTGTACCCAAAGTTTGACTAAAGGTAATTGTTAACCAATAAAAGACTTCTGATTTAGGTTTATTAACGGTATGAGGGGAGACGCTGCCTTCAACTTTATACCAACCCAATAATGAGAAGATGACTAAGCCGAGGAGTAAGCTACTTCCTCCACTATAACCAATACCTAAAGATCGAGTGACAAAGTCTGCTAATGTTGTACCAACAGTTGTACTCGCAATAATGGTAAACCAATATAAATATGGTTTATAACTTTTTGCCTTAATTTGACAGATCAACAAGATAATAAAAACTATAGCAAAAATAAAAGTACTAGTTAAATACCCAAGTTTCAATGACATTGAAAAACTATCTCCGCCAGTTTCACCAAAAGTAGTTGCGAAGATTTTAGTAATCCAGAATAGAAGGGTAACTTGGGGGACTTTAGTTATATACTCACTCATTTCATGACTTGAATTATTCATCTAAGAGTCTCAAATGATAAATTTATCAAACAATAAATTTTTAAAATTAAGATGAGCTTAAAGATTTGTTTTTAATAATATAGCTTTGTATTCTTATTGGTTACTAAGCTCATTTTTTAATTTCTATTTAAGTTTTACTAGCTAAGATTTCGAGTTTTTAATATTTAGTGGTTTTTAAATGCTAGTAAATTTTTTAAAATTCAAAGAGATATGTAATAATATTACACTATTAAATTTTAATTTGCTTTTATCTATCTGGCTAGGTTTATTTCTGAATATAGGTTTTTTTAAAAAAATCCATCAACTTACACCTTATAATGGTATTAAGTCAGTTCTTTTCTTAGGGGCGACATTAGTTATTTTAATAGCAGTATATAATTTAATTTTTCAATTAATAAATTGGAAATGGACTGCCAAAATCTTTGCAATTTTATTGATATTTATTGGTGGTTTTAGCTCTTATTTTGTAAACACATTAGGTGTCATTATTTCATCCGACCAAATTCAAAATATGGTGCAGACCGATGTTTCGGAAGTTACCGATCTAATCTCTTTACGCTTTGTTTTATGGACAATTTTTTTTGTTATTTTACCCATTTTTTTAATTACTCAAGTTAAATTTAAACAAGAAAAAGTATCACGGTTGTTATTGAAGAAAGTATTCTCACTGGTAGCTTCATTTGCAGTGGTCGGTGTTTTACTTTTTACCTACTATATCGATTTCGCTGCAATATTTCGTGAACATCGTGATTTAAAAGGGATGATTTCACCGCAAAATAGTATTTCATCGCTTATGTCTTACTATCATAAGAAGGCTCCGAAGAAAAATCTGCCTCTTGTGATATATGGACAAGATGCTCATCAAGTTCAGCGAGTACAAAAGAACCTCCCTAAGTTAATGATACTTGTTGTAGGTGAAACGGCACGTGCCGAAAGTTTCTCTCTAAATGGATATGCAAAAAATACGAATCCAGAGCTTTCTAAACAAGATATTTTCAACTTTTCGCAAGTGAGCTCATGCGGTACGGCAACAGCGGTTTCTGTACCATGTATGTTCTCGGGTATGCCACGTGTAGATTATGATGAGCAATTAGCCAGTCACCGCGAAGGTTTACTAGATATTGCAAAACGTGCGGGTTACCAAGTGACTTGGATTGATAATAAC